GCACCGTGACTATCGTTGGTACTGGCGGGAATGGCGCGGTGATGAAAGGCGTGAAAGATCCGCTAGCGTTCCGCGCGCAGGCTCAAGAAGCATTCGAGCGCGCTCAGCGCATTAGTCAGAAGTTTGAAATTGATATGTCTTCAATCGACCTTGGCGCAGCGTCTGGCATGAGCATCGACGAGATTTCTGATTTAGTGGCTGCCGCAGTTCGCAAGCAAGGCGGTGCAGCATGAGCCGCCAATCCTTGGAAGTAGGAAAAGTATACTTTTGCGGAACGCATCAGCGAGACGTTGAGATCATTCATTTCTCAGGTGATCTAGTTGCATGCAGAGCCATAGACGATAGCGAACTTTTCTGGGGTGATGAATTTTCCGAGGCTTACACGCCAGAGCAGATTTCCGAGGAAAATGTTAGGCGAGAAGCCATTGATGAAATAGAAAGAATAATCAGGGTTGTCGGTCCAGCTAAAGGCGCTGAGCGACTTTATGATGACGGCTACCGAAAGCATCAAAAGGAATAACCAGTGACAGAAAGATTCCTGCGAGACTACAGACTCACAGTCGGACTCGGCTCGCAGGCCGTTACGGCCTTGCCACCTTTTCGAATCGCGTTCAGCGTTGATAAGAGTGACAAGTCCGATCTGAATAAAGCGACCATCAAGGTATACGGGCTCAACCCGGACAAGCGGAAACGTCTTGTTCGGGATGGTCTTCGCGATGGCCACTTCCCTATCCAGCTCGATGTTGGATATCAGGGCAAGCTAGAAACCATTTTCCGTGGCTCGGTTGATCTAGCCGGCAGTACCCGAGAGGGCGCCGACTTCATCACGACCATGGAATGCCTAGACGGCGGCTCAGACTTCCTGTTCAGCTTCGTCAGCGCTGCTGTGATCGGCAAGCAAGCTGCCTTCGACGCCATCCTTGAATCAATGCCAAACACCGCCAAGGGCAAGATCGGCGCCATGGGTGAAGTGACTCGCCCCAAGGTTCTGGTCGGTAACTCTATGGCTGTGGCCAACGAAATGCTCGATCCGGGCCAGCGGATGTTCATCGACAACGAGCGCCTGAACGTCCTCAAGGGTGATGAGGTCGTATCGTCGTTCGTTCCTGTTATCGTTTCAGAGTCAGGTCTTCTGAATACCCCGACCACTGAGAAGCGCGAAGACCCGAAGAAGAAAAAGGAAGAGGGCGAAAAGAAGGAATCCAAGAGCCCGAAGGAAGAGAAGACAAAGAACGACATAACCGTTTCGACCATGCTCAACCCTGCCGTAAAGGTCGGCGGTCTATTCAAGCTGGTATCCGTCACCGCTCCGCATACGAACGGGATCTACAAATGCACGCTGATCACCTACAGCGGCGACACTGACGGGAACGACTGGACCATGACGATTGCCGGCGTTATCGCTCAAAACTACACGGTGCCGCGATGACGCAGAAGAAAGAAGAGCTCACGGACGTGATGAATGATTCGCTGATCACTGCATTGGCGAACACTCACACGATCCTGATTGCGCGCATCGAGGTTGTAGGTGCCACCACAATCGACGTACAGCCGGTCATACAGCGCGTGGTTGACGGCAACAACATCAGCCTTCCGATATTCCCCCAGGTTCCTCCTGTGTTCCTCCAGGGCGGAACAAGCTACGACGCGCACCCTATTGCAGTTGGCGACTACTGCCTCCTGCTGGTCAGCGAGCGCTGCTTTGATCGCTGGTACATGGGCGAGGACGGACTACCCCCGCTTGAGATGCGCATGCACGACTACAGCGATTGCTTCGCGCTGGTCGGCGTCAACCCTGCATCCATGGCAAAAACCATACCAACTACGATTGAACGCTTTGGCGACTCAACTGTGACCGGCGCATGGATTCACACTGGCAGCTATGATCTGACCGGGCCGCTCACTGTAACCGGCGACACCACGACCATCGGTAACACGGATTCGACCACCTATTCAGCCAATGGCGACAGCGGCGCGACCGGTGTTTTCGTCAGTGCAGACGCAAAGACGATCACAGTTACTGCCGGACTGATCACAAACATCGCATAACGCGCTAGAATGTCGGCATAACTATTGCAGGTGACATCATGCGAGTATCTGGATTAGACACTGAAGGCGATTGGCGGTTTGGTCGTGGCCTTGCGGTCTACGTATCGAACGCTGAAGCCGTGCGCCAGAACGTTGTAACCCGCATCAAGTCCTTCGCCTCAGACTTCTTCCTTGACGTAGACGCCAACATTGATTGGGTCGATCTGTTAGGCCGTCGCGGCACCGAGGGCGAAGTACTTCGAGCCGTTGAGCGCACGACCCTGGCGACCGAAGGCGTCACCACCATCACACAACTCGAAATCGACGTTAACCGGGCAACGAGAAAAGCGACCATCATGCTTTCTTTTGGCACGATCTTTGATGAAGAGTTCTCAGAAGAGATTGTAATCTGATGCCAGGACCAACTATCGACGCGAGCGGCATCCAGATTCAGAGCTTTGAAGAGGTCTTCACAGAGCTTGCTGATGGATATCGCACGATCTACGGGCAAGACATCAACCTATCCCAGGAGAGCCCGGACGGCCAGCGTGTAGCCATTGAGGCTAAAGGCCGTAGCGACATGCAGGCTTTCGGTCTGTCAGTCGCCAACAACTTCGACCCTGACTTTGCTCGCGGCCTGTCACTGGCAAAGATCGCCAAGCTGTCGGCTGTATTCCCGCGCCCTGCCACGCGCTCGACGTGGGATCTGTCAGTAGTCACCACGCGAGATCTGACGCTACCTGTCGGCTACCAGATTTCCGATGACCTCGGGCAGCTTTGGGAGCTTCCTGCCGCCGTCGATCTGTTCACTGGTACAACTGCGATCACCTTCAACTCTTCAGACTTCGGATCTGTCACCGGACTGGCTGGCGCTGTGTTCACGCCGATCACTGTGGTGCTTGGCGTGTCCGGATTCACCGCTGCCGTAAACGCAGTCCCAGGCAAAGACGAAGAGACGGACGAAGAGTTCTATCAGAAGCGTAATCGAAGCCTTGAAAATCCTGCATTCTCAACAACTGGCATGCTTATTGCGAGATTGCTCAACACTGCCGGCGTAACTGATGCCTACGTATACGACAACGATACCGACGTTTACAGCGCGTTGTGGGATCTTGACGCGCATAGCATCTGGGCCATAGTCGAAGGCGGCACCATCGATGACATCATGGAAGTCCTGCTTAAGTTCAAGACGGGCGGCGCAGGCATCAAGGGTGCAATCGAGGCAGACATTCCAGAGACTCTTACGCGTCCCGATGGCAGCACTTTCATCGTCACGCAGAAGCGCAGGTTTGACCGCCCGGTTGATGTTCCAGTTTACGTCTCGCTGACTGCCACAAGGGATAACCCTCTTGAGCCGCTGGATCTTGATCTGATCAAGCAGAAGATCACGGCCTACAAGTTTTACATCGGCACGCCATTGCAGGCAGGATTCCTTTACGCGCCCGCGTACACAGCCGGCGACAACTTCGTTCTGACTGACATCTTGGTTAGCGACGATAACGTTCTGTTCACTGACGGCGAAATCGTGCCGGACGCTGGCGCCAAGTTCAGCCTGATCATGGCTAACATCGACATCACTGAGGTCGTCTAATGAGCCTCATCGACGAGACGACGCTACTCCTGATAAAACAGTATTGGGAGAAGGACAAGGCTAAGGCAGAGATCGCGCTTAAGGCCGCGTCGTGGGAGACGGTGCGCGCTTTCCTTGCGTCCCTGGACGATGCGTTCGATCTAGATCTAGCGGTTGGTGCGCAGCTCGACGTTCTTGGTCGTATCGTCGGGATTAGTCGTTCAGTACCCGAGGTTATTCCAAAGGTATATTTCGGCTTCAGCATCAACCCGACAAATGAAGGGTTCGCGGATCGGTTCGACTCTCTGCGGATCGGTGGCCCGTTCTTCGACAGGTTCTCGTCTCCGTTCACCGACCTACAGCTAAACGATAACGACTATCGGTTTTTCATCAGGGTCAAAGCATCGCTAAACTGGGCATCGGCTTACATGTCGAGCGACGACAGGATCAGCATTCAAGACGTTGTCATGGCCGCATTTGAAGGTCAGGCTTATGTCGTCGACAACCTTGATATGACCCTCACGCTTTACGTCTCTCCAATCGTTAGCTCTGACAGGTTAAGATTGATCCAGGCGCTTAACCTGCTACCAAAGCCCCAGGCAGTTAGATACAAGGTCGTAATTCAAGCTGCCCCGGACGAGTCGTTCGGCTTCTCTATTAACCCGTCAGCTCGCGGCTTCGCTGACAAATTCGATCCGTTGCGCCAGGGCGGTTATCTGGCCAGGAAGGTGATCTAATGGCAAAAATTGTTCGGTACAACGGGAACCTTGTTCCTTTCGCATCTGCATCGCTCGGGACGGAGCGAACGATTTTCGGCGAGGTTACACAGGCCGACGACATCACCAGTCAATACACGGTTGATTTCTTGCGCGGCTGGGGAATCGTTGGACCTTCTGATCAGCCGACTCTTCAGGACTTCAACGCCGTCTCATACACGCACGGGCAGATTCTTTCGTACCTGCACCAGATGGGCGTAGCTGAATATAATGCGGCTCAGGAATACCATATAGGCAGCTTGTGCAACGTTGCCGGTGTAGTTTACTCGTCACTTATAGACACAAACATAGGTAACACTCCCGCATCCTCTCCTGCTCAATGGCTAGAGCTTTATGCTCAGGCCACCACGACATTGAGAGGAACGTCGGAATTAGCAACAGACGCCGAAATGGCAACCGGGACAAGTACTACTCTTGTTCCTCCGGTGTCGGCAGTGATGTCGCTATTCAGTAAGCGCGTATTCGCCAGCAAGGATTACATTAGAATCCCTGATGTTCCTGGCGGTCTGATAATCCAATGGGGCTCTATAAGTAACGCTGCTTCAGCGGCAAAATCAGAGTCGCTGGCGATCCCATTCCCGGTGGCCCATCTTGCTGTTGTGGCCACTGGTCTGCAATCTACTGGAGCAACGCAGGCTTACGCTGTACTAAACTCAAAGACGCTGTCTACTTTTACCTGGACTGGGTTCGCCGCTGCAAGTGGTTCAGCGCCAGTCATAGGATCTTCTGTAGGGCAGATTCAAGGATTCTTCATCGCTATTGGGTATTGAGGGTTAACTATGTATTACTACAGCTTTAGTCGTGGTGGATTCATCCCGGCAGCGTGGAAGGATGACGGCACTTATACAGAGCTAACATGGCCATCAGACGCCGTGCTTTGCACTGAGGAAGAGCTTGCAACATATAAATTACAGGATCCGCCAGCTGGAATGATGTTAGGCGGCGATGAAAACGGCAGACCTATCTGGCTGGCTATACCGCCAGTTGTTGTACCTCTATCTGAAGCGCAAGATAAAAAACGCACAGAAATGCGGGATGCGTGCTCAAATGAAATTACCAGATCAAGCTATCAATCTGACGCGCTTGGCGCTGTTCACAATTATGACTGCCGTATAGTTGATCAGCTCAACCTAAAGATAAGGTATGACGTCGCTCTATCGACATCAGCGCCAGAGCCGATATGGGCATCCGATGGAACCCGCTACCAATGGTTAGATCATACGGCGGCAGAAATCATGGATGTCATGATCGACATGAACGAGCATGTCAAGGCAGCGCAAGTCCTTCTGGCCTCCAAGCTAGCCGCAGTTGACGCGGCCACCACGACAGAACAAGTAAATTTGATCGAGTGGTGATATGACGCGCGCAACCTGCTTCAGCATGCTTGCTCTGTCCGTCGCGATCTGGAATTTCGTCCAGCATCGCGACATTAGCGCGAACATGTACATTGCGGCCTTCATGGTGATTCAAGGGGTTCGCTATGTTCCCGACGAAACTCCGTCCAAACATTGGGACCGTGTGGCTTTGCTCTGTACAATACTGAGTGTGGCCATATGCCTGTTTTCGGTGTATGGGTTATCAGAAGGCTTCCAGTGGGGAAGGCCGAAATCATGGTAGGAGAGAATATGGCCGATGGACTGACTAGCGCGGGGGCTTCGTTGGCTGTCGGCGGGGCTGGTATCACGTTCGCGAGCATGTTGCCGGGGGTTGATCTTCAGGCAGTGATTGGATCGTTCGGCGGGGCGTTCTTCTTCATTTTGTTCGCGAAGGATATCA